AACCTCATCAAGCTCCTCCTCCTCGCCGCGCTGATCGCCACGGTCATCGTCTTCTTCGCCGAAGGCCCCGACCTCCTGACCATCATCGACCAGCACTAAGACTTCCCACCCACCATGCCCAACGCCAACCACCCCTACGTCGAGACGCTGACCTTCGCCGGTCGCGTCCTCCCCCTCAAGCGCCCGATGGCCGAGTACGCCGCCCGACGCCTTCAGGCCATCCTTCCGCAGATCGCAGCGCTCAACGCCGCCGGCAAGTCTCAGGCCGACGCCGCCGCTGCCCTGGACACCACCGTCTGCACCCTCCGCCAGTGGCTGGACATCACCGGGACCACGTGGGTCAACCTCAACAAGCGCGGTCCTTACCGCCGCCAATCCAAGTGACCGCCATGACCGATAAAGAAATCGCCAACTACAAGCGCCGTCTTTACTACGCGGCCAACAAGGAGCGCGTCATCGCCATCACCGAGGCATGGGTTGCCCGCAACCCCGGCTATCGACAGAACTATTACCTCAAGAACAAGGAACGCATCCTAGCCGCCGCTAAGGCACGATACCTCCGCAACAAGGCCATCCTTGACGCACACAAGTCCACCCATGCCTGACCCATCCCACCGCCCCTACCAACCCATGACCATCATCCGACCCGACTCCCTCCCCCGCCTCTGGTGGCTCTTCCCCTGGAGCATCGCCCGTCAACTGCACAAGAACGCCGTGGCCATCCGCAAGATGGCTGACAACCAGTCCACGACCATCACCAATCAGGCCAACATCCTTGGCCGATACATGGATGAGAACCGCGAACTGAAGGCCGAGGTCACCCGGCTCTCCCACTCCCGCGAACATTGGATCGCCAAGCACGACAGGGCCTACGAGGTCGCCATGCACAACGAGCGAGTCATCGCCGACATGGAAAGCCGCATCATCCGCGGCGCCATCACCCCCGACGCTCACCCCCATGAGTAGTTTCCGCCACCTCGACGGGATGGTGGGATTGCTCTCAGAGATTTTTGAAATCAATGAGCGGATTTTGACCGGTGATATTTGCAGCAACAAGTCGGCCATCGCCTCGACCCGCATGAAGAAACTCCTGCACCACTATCACGAGGCCCTGCACGAGGACGGCGCCGTCAAGGTATCGCTCCAGGCTTACGTCGCCGCCGGCGGCTGGGTCGGCATCACCTACTCCTATGAGCTCGACGGCTTCGAGGTCGCCGGATCACAAGTCCCGAGACGCGTATGAGCGAATTACCCTCACGGCATCCTGAAGCTCTTATTGATGAGATTGGGCGCCTCAAGGCCGAGAACACCCGACTGAAGACCGAGGTTCAGCATCTGATGGTTTTCTGCAATTGCACCCTCATCCCTAACAAGGAATTACAGGCACAGGTCGAGCGTCTGACCAAGGCCGGGGATACCATCATCCAGATTCTCTGCAAATACGTCCCGCCTACTGGTGCTAAATATGCTCTGATGGATTGGCGAGACGCCAAGGAGGGCAAGCCCCGTGCATAAACCCATGCGCCCCTTCTCCATCGTCGCCCTGCTGCTCCTCGGCTTCAACGCCGCCGCCGCAGCTGAGGCCACCCTCCTCGAGTGTATCGCCATGGTCGAGTCCGGCCAGAACCGCAAGGCCGTCGGCAAGGCCGGGGAGCGCGGGATGTATCAGGTCGGCAAGGCCGCTTGGGACGACGCCAACGAACGGCTAAAGAGGGAAGGCCACTACCACTTCCAGTTTAGCAAGTGGCGGAACCCCACCGCCCAGGACATGATCGCGGCGGCCCACCTCCGCATTATCCGCGACAACTTTAAGCGCATCGGCAAGCCCGACCCGACCCCCGAACAACTCGCCCTGGTCTGGAACGTGGGCTGGTCGGGAGCCGTCTCCCGGCGATTCGCCCCGAACGACTACGCCGAACGCGTCGCCAACCTTTTCCGCTTGTCCTCGGCCAAGCCCCGATAAAGGGTCTTGCCGATGCATCTCCTTGTGGCGATTGACCCTGGCGTGAACGGCGGACTCTGCTGGTCCCTAGACGGCGACCCTGTCGAGTGCGCTAAGATGCCCGGCTCTGATGTCGAGGTCTGCCAACTCCTCGCGGATCTCAGCTGCAAGGCCAAGGACGTCTCGCTCTACCTTGAGGAACCTCCGCTCTTCGCCGGCAAGAACATCCCCGGCTCCGCCATCGGCAAACTGATGTGGAACACCGGCGTTCTCTACGGCGCCGCCGTCGCCATGGGCTGGAAGATTCACCGCATCCGCCCGGCCATCTGGCAGAAGACGCACACCTGTGGCACGAAGGGCGAACTGACCACGACTCAGTGGAAGAACAAGCTGAAGGCCCGCGCTGCCGAACTGTTCCCCTCGGTCGACGTCACCCTCTGGAACGCCGACGCCCTCCTTATCTTCGACTCCGCCACCCGCGGCGCCATCAACTAATTTCCCCATGAAGAAAGACTCCAAACTTCCGACTGAATACCGCATCATCGCGGACTCGTCATACATCGTATTACCTGATCAGAAGGTCGCCCGCCTCCTGACCCCCACCGTCCGCAACGGCGTGACGTACTACAACCTCTTCGTCCCCGACTACACGCGGATGTCCCTCGCCGACATCGAGGCCACCATCAAGGCCGGTGAACTCACTAAGGCCGACGCCACCAAATAATCTCCACCATGAGCAAACAGCCCACATCCTCCGCCACCGCCTCCCTCGTCCAAGCGCTCGCCGCCCTGGACAACGTGAAGGCCAACAAAATCAACCCCGCCTTCAAGGCCAAGTACGTCTCCCTCGACGCGCTGCTAGACGCCATCAAGCCCGTCCTGCTCGACCATGACCTCGCTCTGATCCAGACGCTCGTCAGCCAGGAGGGCAAGGTCGGCGTGTCCACCGCCTTCCTCCACAGCTCCGGCGAACGCTTCGAGTTCGGCACGCTCCTGGTCAAGGCCGAGGGACTGACCGCCCAGCAGATCGGCGGGGCCATCACCTATATCCGCCGACAGTCCATCCAGACCGCGTGCGGCATCTCGGTCGACCTCGACGACGACGGCGCCACTGCATCCTTCAAGTCTCAGGTCGCCGCTACCGCGACTAACTTCAATCTCCCCCCTCGCCCCCTGACCAAATGAGCAAGCCCGACTTCGACCCCTTCGACCCGGTGAACGCCGCCATGCGTCACCTCCACAACCAGAACCTCGCGTCGGCTGCCGAAGCCCGCGCCGAGGCTCAGGCCAAGACCATCTCCGAGATGCGCTACGCCGGCAACGAACTCGCCCGCGTCCTCGACGACATCATGCAGTCTGAGCTTTGCCAGTTCGACGCCATCTCGAAGGCCTGCTGCATCGCCACCATCGCCAAGTGGAACCGCGCCAAGACCGGGCAACTCTGATGGCCGAAGTCCCCAAGGGCATCGAACGGATCGCCACGACCGTCCCGAAGCAGTACGCCCTGCTCCTTCTCCTGGACGGCTTCCCCTACGTCGAGTTCACCGCCCGCAAGCACGCCGACTTCCTGACCGACCTCAACGCGTGGAAGCGCAAGACCTACCCGTCCCTGTCCCGCTCCGCCGTGCGCTTCTTTACGCTTGCCCCTAATGGGGAGATAAAGGAACTTACCTTCACGCCGACTCGCTCATGACCAACCGCGAAAACATCAAGCGCCTCGTCGAGAACATCACGGGCTCGCTCGCCACCGTCCAGCACATCGCCGGACGTTATGAACAGCACGACGCCGACATCATCACGCTCTCCGACCTCAACCGCTCGGCCATCACCGAGCTTCAGGTCTTCACCGATCACATCGAGACCGCCGACGAAGCCGCCCAGGTCAAGCCGCTCCATGACCGCGTCCACGTCCTCGTTGTCCAGCTGCGCGTCCTGCGGAATACGCTCGAGGCCATGGAGAACGCCGCCGAGTCCGCCCTTGAAGACGTGCGCCGCATCTCGGCCAGCGTCGAGGAAGCCAACCCCGAAGACGACAGCCTGTGAGCAAGGCTTGTGAACTGTGCAAGGGTGCCTGCTGTGAAAGCATCCTCCTGCCCATCGACGCGTCTCCGACCACCACCGAATTCTACGCCGCCCGCGGCGAGGTCTTCATGATCGTCGGACGCACCTTCGCCGAACTGCCTTCCCGATGCCCTCACCTGTCCGGCTCCGGCAAGTGCAAGACCTACGCCAACCGCCCGGTCGCCTGCTCCCGCTTCGCCGTGGGCTCGACAATGTGCGTGACCGCCATCCAGCGCCGTCGCCCCGATCAGGCCGACGCCATCATGGCCCTTCTCTGACCTTTCCCACCAACACCCAATAACATACCATGCCAAACCTCATCACTGAACGTGTCGTGTACGACGGCATCCAAGCGCTCAACCAATCCGGCGCGAAGGAACTGCTCAAGTCCCCGGCTCACTACCAGGCTTACCTCTCCCGCACCCGCGAGGACTCCAAGGCCCTGCGCGTGGGCACCGCCGTCCACAAGCTCGCCCTTGAGGGCCTCGACGCTTACAACGCCACGCACGCCATCGCCCCGGACGTGGACAAGCGCACGAAGGAAGGCAAGGCCGAGTGGGCCGAGTTCGTCACCGCCAACGAAGGCAAGGCCATCCTGACCGCTGAAGAGGGCGCCTTGGTCGACGCCGTGGCCAACTCCGCTGCGGCCTGCATGAAGGCCAACGGCATCGTCCTCTCGAAGACCGAGGTCATGTTCACCGCCTTCCTCGGCGATACCCTGGTCAAATGCGCCATCGACGGCATCTCCGACGACGGCTACATCTACGATCTGAAGACTTGCGAAGACGCCAGCCCGCACGGCTTCCTCCAGTCCGTCCGCAAATACAAGTATGCTCTTCAGGCTTACTTCTACCGGCACGCCGTCGAGTCCGCCTACAAGTGCCGCGTCCTTGGCTTCCGCTTCATCGCCGTCGAGAAGGAGCCGCCCTACGCCCACGCGGTCTACGAGCTAGGGCCGGAACTGATGACCGGCGCCGCCTTCGACTTCGAGCGCGCGCTGACCCTGTATAAGGACTGCACCGCCTCGGGCAACTGGCCCGGCTACCAGACCGAGATCACCACCATCGACATCGCCGCCAAGCCTAGCGCCGCGACTAACATCAACTTCGCCTAATACCATGACCACCGAAAACAACGACCGCCCCCCGCTCACGTCCATCAGCACGAACGGCACCTACCGCCTCAAGCTTATCAAACCGAAGTTTGAGAAAGTGAAACAGTGGGAGGACGGCACCACGTCCTGCCGCCTGTTTTTCGTCGACGACAAAGGCTTCTGCCTGTCGAAGAACTTCTCGAGCAAATACGGCAAGGCGCTCGCCATGCTCGTCGGCAAGTTCTCCGGCAAGTATACCAACGAGATCCGCTTGGACGCCACCCCTGCCGAATATATGCAGTATCTCGAGCCCGCCTGCGGTCAGACCATCTTGGTCGGCGTCGAGGTCGAGGCCAACGGTGAGTGGCAGGGCAAGCCTCAGTATAAGTATAAGATGACCTACCCGCGCGGCTCCCAGAAGCCGACCGCCCCCGAAGAGCCGCTGCCGCCCGAAGGCGTTCCCTTCTAACGCCCGTGACCGAAGCACCCACGCCGATGTCCGCACCGACGCTCGTCCTAATCGCAGGTTACGCCAGGGCGGGCAAGGACACCCTCGCCTCCGGCATCCTCGAGTGGTCTCAGAGACCCGCCGAGCACATCAACTTCGCCGACGCCCTCAAGGAGGCCGCGAATCACTACATGGATTACCTCGGCCTTGACGGAGACTTCTTCAAGGAGGACTTCAAGGTGGATAACCGTGACTTCCTCGTCCACGCGGGCAAGTTCGCCCGGCGCATGGATCGGGACGTCTTCGCCCGCCACTTCGCCAACTGGTGCCCGGTCATGAAGCACCACGACCAACCCTCCCCCGAGACGGTCGTCTGCTCCGATTGGCGCTACGTCAACGAGCTGCGCGTCTGCCAGGACATCCTCTGGGAGAAGGGCTGGAAGGTTCGCACCATCTACGTCGCCACCGCTGGGGTCGGCCCGGCCAACGACGAAGAACTCGACAGCATCGCCGAGATACGTGCGTCCCACCTGTTCGACCAGGAGTATATCTTCAGGCCGTCCTCGCGTAACGCGATCATGACCGAAGGCCGCAACCTCGCCCGCTCATGGAAACTATGAACCCCGAGACGCTGCGCTGGGCGAACAAGGTCGGCTTGTCCCCCGACCGCGTGGCCTTCCTGCTCGCCTGCCCCAAGTATACCCGCACCGGCCGAAACGACAAGCCCGCCTACATCAAGGCCGAGAACCCTAACCACCACCTCCAGAAACTCGGCGACTGCTATTGGTTCCGCCTGCGTCGCCGCGGCAAGGACATCGTCGAGAACATCGCCAGCGACCTCGAGACCGCCCGCAAGCGCCGTGACGAGATGCTCGCGGCCTTCGACGCCGGGAAGCCCATCCCTTACATCAACGTCCGCTAATGAGCATCATCCGATGGGTAGCCGCTGGAGACAACCACGGCCAATTAGTTTGTGAAGAAACGCAGGACGCGCTGGCCTCGTTCATCGGCCGCTGGCGCCCTCAGCTACGCATTCACACCGGCGACTGCTTCGACTTCGGCGCCTGGAGACGCGGGGCAACCCCTGACGAGCAGGAGGAAGGCATCACCGACGACCTGAAGCACGGGAATTACTTCCTGCGCAAGGTGCTCAAGCCGACGATCTTCATGCAGGGCAACCATGACATACGCGCCGAGGAGCAAGTCCTGTCCCGCAACGGGGACCGCCGCGACAACGCCATGCGGGCCGTGCAGTCATACACCGACACCTTGGCTGAGATCGGTTGCAAGGAGTTTCACCGCTACTCGGTCAAGGGTAAGGACTCCGAAGGGGTCAACCGCTTCCGCGTCGGAAAACTTACCGGCACGCACGGCTTCAAGGCTGGCGTGGCCGCTACCCGCGAGACCGCCCGCACCCTAGGCCGCCCAGGGGATGTCGTAATCCATGGACACACCCACGACTTCTCCCTCTGCACGATTGAGCATCTCGAGGCCGCCATCGTCGGCGTCTCTGCCATGTGCTGTATGGACATTAACAAGGCCGACTATGCGCTGCGGAGACTAGCCACGACCAAATGGTGCAACGGCTGGCTCCATGGGGTAATCGACGAGAAGACCGGCGACTGCAAGGTATGGACGGCCCATCGCTTCCAAGGCAAGTTCATCTGCTCGACCGCTTACGACCTGATCTGATGAAGCCTAAGGACTACGCCGCATTGCTTATGCGGAGCCAGCCAGCCCCGCAGCAGCACTTCGCCGACGACACCCCCGAAGGCTGGCACAAGACCAGCGAGGTCGTCCGCCTCTTAGGCTACAAGACGCGGGCCGGTGTCGCCCTGCCCCTAGCTCGCATCGTCAAGGCAGGCTACGCCGAACAGAAGACCATCCGCCGAGGCCGCTTCATCTATCGCTTGTCGCCCAGGTTCAAGACTTGGGCCGCCGCCAAGGCCGCAGCTGAAGCCCTCGAGAAGTTCAAGGCCCCATCCGGATGGGTCACCCTCTCCGAGTATGCGCACAAACACCGGCGCACCGTCCGCGGCGTGCAATACCGCATCGACGGCATGGCCCTCCCTGTCCGCATCCTCCGCAACCCGCGGAGCGTCCCCTACTACCGCAAGGCCGACCTCGACCGCATCCTACGCAAAGCATCTTGACCACGGGCACCCACGCCCCCAAACCCCAACCCCTCTCTTCCATGACTCCTCCGAACAATATTCCGGCGGAACGCCACCTCCTCGGCGTCCTGATCCGTGAAAACCTTCCCTTCCCGGTAAACCTCAAGCCTTTGGACTTCTTCGAGCCAAAGCATCAGGACGTGGCCGCGGCCATCCTTTATCTGCAGGCCGACGGTAAGGCCGCTGACGAGGTAACGGTGCCAGCCTATCTTCACTCATGTGGCTCTCTGGCCGACCATGCTTTCATCAATGACCTGACGGCTTACGCTGGTTTCGGCGAACTGCGTCAGGAGCATATCGACATGATTGCCGACGCTGCGTTCATGCGCGAGGCGTCGTTGATTGCATCGAAGGCCACTAATCCTGATGCGCTCATCGAGCATTATGCCAACCTGTCCGATAAGCGCAAGAGCCTGACAGTACGTCAAAGTGCTCAGCGTATGCCAATCGACGAGCTGATGAAGTTCGACCGCAAGGCTGACCCTACCAATGTCCTAGGCAATCGCTGGCTATGCCGAGGCGGCTCTCTGGTCATGGCTGGGCAGGCTGGCACCGGCAAGTCCGCCCTCATGATGCAGGCCGCCATCAATTGGACGCTTGGGCAGGAGTTCTTCGGCATCAAGACCAACGACGGCATGAAGATGCGCACGCTCGTGATCCAAGCCGAGAACGATGCCGGAGACGTGGCCGAGAGCATGCAGGACCAGATTAACGGACTGTACCTGGACGAAGACCAAAGGGCTGAACTAAAGGACCGGATGTTCATCTACCGCGAGAGCGTCGCCACGGGCAAGGAGTTCGGAGACGTGCTTCGCAAGCTAGTCATCCAACATCAGGCAACGATTGTCTTTGTGGACCCTCTCATGGCATTTGTCGGCGCCGACATCTCCGAGACCGCTGAGGCCGCCAAGTTCCTTCGCCACATCATCCAGCCCATCCTAAACGAGACGGGCGTCATCATCGTCTTCATGCACCACACCGGGAAGCCGAAGTCATCCAAGGACAAGGAAGGCCAGACCATGGCCGACCTCGCATACCAACTGTTTGGGAGCTCAGAGGTCACTAACTGGGCACGCGAGATAGCCTGCCTCCAACGTTGCCCAGGGGACGAGCCGATCTACCGCCTTGGCCTGACCAAGCGCCGTAGCCGTGCCGGTATGACCGACGGCATCAGCCCTTCCCCCGTCGGCGAGATTTACATTCGCCACTCCCCTAAGCGCGGTGAAATCCGCTGGGTCAGGTCTGGTCCTCCCATGCCCACGGACGGAGAGGCCTATTAGACCCCCTTGGCTGGCCCGCCAATGCCCCTTTGGAGGGGTGATGGCTACCACCCCAGCCTCAACCCACCCAACCCACCTTAAACAGGCCGCAAGGCCAATGCTAAATCTCTTATACAAAACCGATGACAAAACCGATGACAAATCTATGTCTCTACTGCAGTCCCTGTATGCTACAGGGACATGCAAGTAGAGAGGGAGGAAGGGATACGGCTCGCCTTGACGGCGGCCTACCCCCCTCCCCTCGAGATACAAAAGGCATCTGACGACCATGGCCTACTACCGCAAGAAACGCACCCCTGCCCAAGAGGAGGCTGACCGCGTCCGGCAGAAGATTGCCCGGGCCAAGCGCGTCAACGTCCTCAAGGCTTACCAGGCACAATGGGACAATCCTGAGACCAAGCCCATCATGCTCGCCCGATCCGCGTCAGGCCGGAGAAGCATAGCCGAACATCAGGCCATCCTTGAGCAAGCCGTGCATCGCTTCCTTCAGCGTCAGCCCGAGAGCCTGACCAAGGTACGATGGCTAGACGTCTTTTGCCGAGGCTATGACCAGATCATGGAGAACGCCCGGATGGTCAGCCCTGGCTCACGTCCTAAGCTGCGGGCCAAGGATGAGGCAAACCTGTTCCGCACCTTTGTCCGCAAAGGATACTTACGACTCGATGCAAAGACAGGGCTTTGGAACAACACATGCAGGCTCATGTGATTTGCTTATTCACCTAGGCAATATCCTTGCTCACATTGCCATCGTGACACGCGCTAGGCTCAACGACCTGACGGCTCCGGCTAAGGAGGCCAAGTCGTTTGACGCTTGGTTCTTCGCCCAGCCGAAGAAGGTCCAAGAGAAGATGCGGGAGAACGGCGTGCTGCCTTACGCTGAGATGGCGCAACCTCGGCACGTGTTCAACATCGACGCCAATCATCCTGACTGGGCGTTCAACCCGACCGACATCGGCAGACGCGAAGAGGTCGACGCGTTCATCTCTCGCGATCATGTCGGCGTCATGCTCAAGGGCTTCATGGATGCGCTGGCCTGCACGGATAACTTCGCCTTCCGTCGTCACGTCGAGCTCATCCGCTGGGCGCTCAGTCTGCCCGGTTGTCTGTCCTCTCGACTCATCGGTAAGATGTATGGCCGCTCTCACTTCTGGATGCGTGCCAGGGCAAAGGAAATCCAACGCACGGTAAACTCTGACGCGTGCGGTTTGTTTCCTCACGTGAATGCCAGACGCGGCAAGAATAAGGTGATTAGCCCCCTGCCACCTACCCCGCCAAAGCGATGAAAACGGCCCATATACCCCCTCTAAGGAGTCTCCTAGACCCCCCCCTACGTCACGCGTGGCCCGACACCACGACCCTTTTTCGTGGGGTCAAAGAGCGTAAACAGGCCGTTTAACAAACCATGGCTCTAACCAACTCAGAACTGGGTTTGGCGCTCGGCGTCACCGCGCAACGCATCTCAGTCCTTCGACGCGAAGGCATGCCGACCGACAGCATCGACGCGGCTCGGGCGTGGCGGGAAGCCCGGGCGAACGTGCAGCGGGCCGCGGCACCGAAGGCCGCACCGGCGCAGCTCGACGACGGCTCCCTGGCTGACACGATCAGCGAACATCGGACCTTGGTCAGTCGGGCGCGTGGCGTCTGGCAGGCCGCGATGGAAGGGGGCGACCCGAACCAGGGGAAGTACCAGTCGAGTTATAACGCCTCGCTCAAGACGCTTGTCGCCCTCGAGGAAGAGCAGGAGCGTCGGCTCATCCTGACCAAGGACTTCATCTCCGCGAAGGAAGCGACCGAGGCCATGCGCGAGATGACCGCCGGCATCGTCAACCGACTCGACAAACTCGCCCTCGATGTCGCAGAAGGATGTAACCCCGAGAACCCTGCGAAGGCGGTGAAAGTTCTCGAGGCTTGGGTGCGCCGCGTTAAGGCCGACCTCTCGACCCATGAAGAAGCGTAAGCCCAAGCCTAGGCGCAAGCCGATGCCGAAGCCGTCGCGTCCGTTCAAGCGCAAGCCGAGGAAGTGGTCGGAGTTGTCCGACGAGCTGTATCGTCTGCTCAAGGAGGCAGGGCTTTATGAACAAGGCTGACTTGCTCCGCATCGGTCGAGACGTGCTGCGTCCGTCCGACTCGGGCGACGTGGTGGAGTGGCTGGAGTCCAACGTCCACGCCATCCCTGACTCGCCGATGCCCGGGCCGTTCCGCTCTGAGCGCACGCCTTGGGTGGCCGAAGCCCTACGCATCGCCGCCGATCCTGAGACGAAACTCCTGACCGTGCTCGCCAGCATCCAATCGGGCAAATCCCTCTTCGCCCGCCTGCTCACCTGTCACATCATCGCCAACGCTCCTGGGCCGACGATGGTGCTTCAGGCCACCGACCCCGAGGCCAAGGACTTCGCCCTGCGTTACCTCCGCCCAGTCTGGAACAACTGCCCGCCGGTGAAGGCGCGTCTTTCGGGCGACGACCTCGACAGGTCCACGACCGCGGACTTCGACCGCATGACGCTTTACTGCCGCGGCATCTGGAACGAGGCCAACCTTCAGCGCCTGTCCCTGCGTTACACGATCGCCGACGAGTGCTGGATGGCACCGCCCGGACACTTAGCGGAACTTAGCGCGCGCGTGACGGCGTTCGGCTGGATGGGCAAGCGCATCTTCCTATCCCAGGGCGGACGGGCTGGGCAGGAGTTCCATCAGCTGCACGAGACGACCGACCAGCGTGATTGGAACATGCGCTGCCCGAAGTGCGACCACCTTCAGCCGTGGGTCTGGGAACAGATCAGGTTCCCCGAGGACGCCAAGGCGACAGGCACGTGGGACTTGCACAAGGTCAGCGTCGGCACGACCTACGAGTGCGCGGCCTGCCGGACGCATCTGCCCGACACGAACGCCAGCCGACTTGAGGCCAACGCCAGGGGAACCTTTGTAGCCACATCGGCCGCCGCAAACTCCGGGCACATCGGCCTGCATTGGAACAGCCTTGCGACTATGAGCTGGGGCGAGCTCGGCGTGCTGATGCTCAAGGCCAAGGAGTCGGTCGACCAATACGGCGACGAGGAACCGCGGCGCATCTTCAAGCAGAAGCGGCTGGCGTTACCCTGGAGCGAAGAGGGCGGCGAGATGGTGGCGCTGGCGGAGGCCGCCAACTACAAGATGGCCGACCCTTGGGACGCGGAGGCCGCGATCACCCCGAAGGCCCGCGTCGTCGAGCAGAAGGACGCCGTGCCCGGGAGCATCCCTTTCCGCACGATGGGGGTCGACGTCCAGCGTGGCCACTTCTGGGTGACTGTCCGCCGATGGGCCAAGACCGGTCATAGCCGCCTGATGGCCTTCGCCCGCATCGACTCATGGGGCAACGTCGAAGCCTTCGCCAAACAGCACGGGGTGCATCACGCCATGGTGCTCGTCGACTCAGGCGACAACACGACCGAGGTCTACCGCGAGACGGCCAAGCGGAACTGGAAGACGGCCAAGGGCTCAGGCTCCGACGACTTCGCCGTCACCGACAAGTCCGGCAACACGACCCGCCGCTTCTACTCCGAGAAGCAGTCCATCGTCGTCCCTGGCATCCCGCAGCGGGCCATCCTGATCGTCCACTCGGCCACCGCCGGCAAAGACCTCCTGCACGGCCTGCGGGCTCGCCGCGTCTGGACCTACGCCCTCGACGCCAGCCCCGAGTACGTCGAGCAGCTGAGCGCCGAAGTCCGCGTGAAGGACAAGCGGACCGGGAAGCCCATGTGGATACTTCCCCAGGGCAAGAAGGATAACCATGCCCTCGATACTGAAATCCTCGCCCTGCTGGCCGCCGTCCGCTGGGGCATCGCCGGGCGGGAAACTGCCGAAACCGACTTGCAACCGTCATGACCCTTGGCACGCTATATGCAAGGGTGCGTCGTTTAGTGTCGTGGGAGGAAGAGACTCATGGCGTGGGCTGGGCGGCGCACCCCCCTTTTAACTTCCATTCTCGGCAAGTTTAAATGGCCTCTGGACTCTTTATCGGACTTACGGAGTGCGAACTCCTAGACATCAAAGCCAAGGCGGTCGCCATGATCACCGAAGGAAAGACCCTGATGTCCTACTCCGACTCCGGCTCGTCCGCGTCCAAGCAGTTCGCCATGCCCCCGAAGGAGATGCTCGCCGAGGCCATGTTTGCCCTGAGCCGCCTAGACCCGGCGACCTACGGCTTCCGTCGCACGGTCATCTCGACCGACTGGCAGAACCGTCAGGACTAATTTCCATGGCCATCCGCAAGAAGATTAAGACCGTCAGCCTGCGTCCCAAGCCGGTGACGCCTGCCCCGACCGCCCCGCAGCCGCAGGCTTCCTACGGCGACTGGCAGAGCATCGGCGTGACGCGTGCCCGCCGTGCGGCCTACGGCGCCGAACCGCGTGACCTTCGCCGTGACCTGACCCCCTACGACCGCCTGACGATGGTCCGCAAGTGCCGCTGGGCCGAGCGTAACTCCGGGCTGTTCAAGCAAATCCTTGCGGACATCTGCCTCTACACCGTCGGCGACGGCATCAAGCCCCAGAGCCACGCGTCGACCCCTGAGATGCAGGAACGCTACGAGGCTTACTTCGCCGAGAAGGCCAAGCGCATCGACATCACGAACCGCTTCTCGTTCTACCAGGCTCAGTCCATCCTTCTCCGCGGCATGATCCGCGACGGTGATTCCTTCGCCGCCAAGGTCCGCAACGGCGCCGGCGAAGCGAAACTCCAGCTGATGGAAGCCCACCGCGTTGGCGACCCTCTCGAAGGCAAGGTGCCCGAGGGTATGCATGACGGCATCCAGTTCGGTCCGTATGGCGAATACATCGCCGTGAACATCTACCGCTCCGACGGCTCGTCTCGCCAGATCCTCGCTCAGTCGATGATGATGGTGGTCGACCAGGAGTATGCGTCCGGCGCCCGTGGCGTCCCCCTGCTCCAGCACAGCATCAACAGCATTCAGGACGAGATGGAAATCCTCGCCCTCGAAAAGCAGGCCGTGAAGGACAACGGCGACGTGACCCGCATCATCAAGAAGGCGGGCGGCATCATCGACGGCGACATGGCCAACGAACTCGGGGCGACCGGCACAGGCTCCTACGCCAACCTCGCCAACACGATGGGCGGCAAACTCATCGCCCTTGAGCCCGGGGAGGACATGACGTCCTTCCAGAGCAACCGCCCCAACGCCACCTTCACCGGCTTCCTCGCGGCTCTCGAGCGCGACATCTCCCAGGGCGTCCTGCCTTACGAGTTCGTCGGCGACTCCTCCAAGCTCGGCGGCGCCACCGTTCGCCTCATCACCGCCAAGGCTGGCCGCGTCTTCTCGAAGTACCAGACCATCATGATCGAGAACTTCTGCGTCCCGACGTGGGGTTACATCATCGGCCAAGGCATCGCCGCCGGCGAACTGCCCGACGACCCGGACTGGAACCGCGTCTCTTGGACGACCCCGAAGAGCGTCACCGTGGACGCTGGCCGCGAAGCCGCAAATGACCGGGCCGACGTCGAGATGGGCCTCCTGTCCATGTCCGAACTCTACGCCCAGCGCGGCCTAGACTTCCGCACCGAGATGGCCAAACGCGCGTCCGATATGGTCCACATCAAGGACTTGGCCGAACAATACGGCATCCCGTTTGAACTGCTGTTCCGTCCGTCCAACACCCCGGTCGGCACGATCAGCGGCGACGTCATGGAAGGCCCCGAGTCCCCCCAGATGGAGGACGAACCCGCTGACCAGGAAGAGCCCGAATCCGAAGACCAACCCAACTCCTAACTTTATGCGTTTCCTCACCAACGGACTGTCGGGCCGCGAGCCCCTTCTCATCGACCCGACCAAGGCGAAAGACCATGCGGTCTTGGCCGAGAAGTTCGGCTTCACTGATATGCTCGCGCAGCTCTTCGGCGTGGCTCCCAAGCCCTACGTCGTCGATGGCATCGGCATCATCCCGGTCGTCGGCGTGATCGGCAAGGGCCTGTCCCCGCTCGAGAAGATGATGGGCGCCGTGGACGTTAACGAAATCTCCGAGGCTCTGGACGCGTTCGCCGCCAGCCCCGATGTCGAGAAGGTCGCCCTGCAAATCTCCTCCCCTGGTGGCACGGTCACCGGCGTCGAGGAACTCGCCAACAAGGTCCGCTCCTTCGGCAAGCCTACCCTCGCTTACACGGACTCCGAAATGGCGTCCGCCGCCTATTGGATTGGCTCCGCTGCCGACCGCGTCGTCGCTAGCCCCTCCAGCACCGTAGGCTCCATCGGCGTCTACATGGCCATCCCTGACTACTCCGAAGCCGCCAAGATGGCTGGTATCAAGATGGTCGTCATCAAGTCCGGCAAGTTCAAGGGCGCGGGCATCGAAGGCACGTCCCTCGACGAAGGCCAACTGGGCAACCTCCAAGAGGGCGTCGACACGATCCACGCCGAGTTCAAGGAAGCCGTGAACATGAAGCGCAAGATGGTGAAGGCCGAGGCCATGGAAGGCCAGGTCTTCTCCGGCAAGCAAGCCGCCGCCCAGGGCCTAGTCACAGGCTTGGCCGACTCTTTCAACGACGCCCTGCGTTCGTTCTAATTCCATTAACCGCAAATCTAAGATGACCATCGAAGAACAGCTGCTCGCCGCCACCGCCGCCGTCTCTGGCCTCACCGCCGAACGCGACGACCTCCGCACCACTGTCGAGAAGATGACGGTCGGCGTCTCTGCCGAACTCGAAAGCCTCAAGGTCGAAGCCGCGTCCAAGGACGCCAAGCTCGCCGAACTGACCGCCGCCCTCGAAGTGGCCGTCAAGGAGTCCGAGTCCTTCAAGGCCCTCGTCGCCGAGCACGAAGCCAGCAAGGTCAGCGCCTCCAAGGAAGCCGCCAAGATCGTGGCCTCCGTCGGCGTCTCCCCGGTCGAACTCAGCCCTGCGGATGGCAAGCCCACCGCCGAAGCCGTCGACCACCTCGCCACCTTCATGTCCCTGGCGGTCGGCTCCAAAGAGCGCAACGAATACTTCGCCGCTCATAAGCACGCCATCATCAAGGCCTGCATCTAATTTCCCTCAACCCTCACCCTATCCTAACACATCATGGCTAACTCCATCGCAGTCGCTCCCAGCATCCTCGCTGAAAGCGTCATCGCTTCCCTCAAGGGCAAGCTCCCGGCCCTCCGCGCCTTCTCGTCCGTCTTCACCGCTGCCGAATCCGGCGCTGGCAAGACGGTCCAGGTTCCGCTGATCGGCACCTCCACCGCCACCGAGTTCTCCACCGGCGGCTACCTCACCCAGGACGACGCGACGATCACCGCCGCCAACGTCACCCTCAAGCACTTCAAGGTGTCGAGCCGCTTCTCGCCCCTCGACGTCAAGATGTATGGCGCCCAGTTCCTCTCGAACGCCTTCGTTCCGACCGCCGCCAACGCCCTCGCTGAAAAGTGCCTCGCCGAAATCGGCGCGCTCATCACCGTCGCGAACTTCGCTTCTGGCACGAACACCGGCGCTGGCCTGACCTACGCTGAAGTCGTCGCCTCCAAGGGCGTGCTCGACGCCGCCAAGGCCGCTGAGCCCCGCGCGTTCATCCTGAACCCGACCTACGCTAACGGCCTTCTCGCCGACGCCACCATCATCGGTAACTCCGTCCTCGGTGCTGGCATCCTGACCTCCGGCCAGATCGGCACCCTCGCTGGCGCCTCGGTCTACCAGTGGAACAGCCTCCCTGCCAACGCGGAAAGCCTCGCT